TGGGGCACCGTGCAGTGCAGCCGCCCAAGCACCCGCCCGAACATGCTTTTGGCCGTTTGCCGGGATGGTACAACCTGCTGCGTAATCTGAGCACGCGTACGCAGCGCTTTGCCTCCCACGAAACGGGCGGCAGTGGGAAGTTCAGCCAGTTGAAGTACACGTCGGGTTCATCCACCTTGCGTGAGTACAGTGGTTACTACGAACTCAAGGCAATTGGTGTCAGTAGTGCTGAAGAGCAGGATTTCGGTCTGTTCCTGGCATGGCTCTCGCCCTACTTGGTGCGTGCTGAGGGCGATCAGTGGTTGGCGCTGGTGCAAGCCTATGCCTTCTACACCCCGAAGGCAGGTCGTCGTAGGACCAAAGCAGGACTGATCAAGTTGTATAGTCATCCGGTGAAAGGTGGTAGCTATCCGACCCTACATTACCGCGTTGGTCGTTTGCCGGATCTGGTCAAGCACATCTTGTGAGACCCTCGTTCAAGGACACCCCATGTACGGCACCGCCGACAACAAGAAGAGCTTCCATCTGCGGATGGGGCCAGTAACGCTGCACTCCCTCCCGCCCAAGGACGTTGCAGTTCGCGTCCACATCTGTCCGGAGACCAACGTGCTGTTGGTGTTGGGCCGCGATAAGGGTGAGTGGACGGAGAAGCACTTGATGGCTGCGCAGTTCATCGCCGACCTGGCTGAGTACATGAAGCAGCGCGCCTTCACCGGGCACTTCTATCTCGGCGGCGCTGAGTACCTGCGCGTCAACCAACGCTACACCCGTTCGACCCCGCGCGCCCGCGCACCTCTGTGACGGCACATAGCCCCTCCCCCAAACGGGGAGGGGTTTATGCGACGTCTTTCTTTTTTGCCTTAATACTGTGGAGAGCACCATTCCTTCCCACACTCAGGGTTTTAACCCCATGGCAAAGAACGCACAGAAGTCTGATCGTCGCAGCGGTAAGCGTGCTCGTCGTCAAGAAGAGACCGGCTCCAACGTGATCCCGTTCACTGTCAGCGCCAAATCCGACAAGCGCCACCGCGAAGAGTCCACTCGTCGACTCATCGCCAAGCCGCTAGTGTGCAAGGGCGACACCCAGCCGAAATACCTGGACGCAATCCGTGGTCATGACCTGACTTTCGGTGTGGGTCCGGCCGGTACGGGTAAGACCTACGTGTCCACCAAGTGGGCCGCCATCGAAGTTGACCAGAAGCGCTACCAGCGCCTGATCATCGTTCGCCCCATCGTCGAAGCAGGTGGTGGCCTGGGCTTCTTGCCCGGTGACATCGCAGAAAAGACCGACCCCTACCAGGAACCGTTCAAGCGCGTGCTGATCGAGCACTGGGGTGAGAGTCATCTGGAAAACCTGATGCGCGGTGAGGACGCCAAGGTGGTGTTCGTGGCGCCGGAGTTCATTCGTGGCCGCACCTTCGACAATGCCGTGGTGATTCTGGACGAAGCCCAGAACATGACGCCGCTGCAGATGAAGACCTTCCTCACCCGTATCGGTGAGAACTCCAAGGTCATCATCAACGGCGACATCGACCAGGTGGACATCAAGGGGCTGTCGGGCCTGAAGGACGCCATCGACCGGCTGGAAGGAATGGACGAAGTGGGCATCATCCACTTCACCGAAGAAGACATCGTGCGCAGCAAGCTGGTCAAGGCCATCCTGATGCGCTACCGCACCCAAGACACCCTCAAGGTGTAAGCATAATGCGTACCGCCCCCGCCTTCGGGCGGGGGTTATGCTGCTAAGTTTTCAGACGACCTCTAATGGTATGCACAGGTCAAAGGACCATGTGCACTCCTGACAATAAAGAGGTTCAAATGAACACCTATAACGAAAGCGCTCACGTAGAAGAACCGACGGATGCCGTCGAACCAACCATCGCCAAGATCGAAATGGCGTGGGGTTGGAACAACACCACCTGTCGCCAGTTGGTTTTCTTTGAGGGTATCTACGATTACTTCCGGCGGCGTGCTTTTGGAAGCGACATCACCGATCCAGTTGAAGCTGACTATTTGGAAGTCAACCGCACGGATCTGCAGGGTTTCCAATTCCTGCGGTTCAATCGCGCAACTCGAGAACTCCATGGTACGGTCCGTCTGAAGGGTCGCCAACGCCATTCTACCAAGATGGTGGATGTCGATCTGGTCTTCAAGATGACCCCCATTCTCTTGGAAATTGAGTATCGCGGTAAAAGCCAACCCGGTACGGTGCTCTGGCAGAAATTCATCGAGGTCGAACGTGGGATTGCTCCACGTTGGATCAGGGTGATTGACACCACCCCTCGCCGCATGGTTCCCCCCAACATGCTCTCCTTGGACAGTAAGGAACTGGTGTCTACCATCAGCCGCGAACTGTCCGTCAATGTCATGTTGGACTCAGAGTCCTGCGAAAATCTCAACTTCATCCTCGGCAGCCTTCAGGCTTGGCGGGGGATGCGGGTAATCGATGAGGAGCTGGCTCTCAGGCATATGGGGGTACTGTCTATCGCTCTGTACGACGCACAGAGTGAACTTAACGCGGAGATCCCCGTTGGTGACGGGACCAAGACCCGCGGGCACCTTACTCGGAAGGCTGTTTTGCGTATCATGAAGGCGTTGGATCCTTTCACCGAACCGGGGACATCGCCAATGGGGCAGGTGTTTGCCCAAGTGGCGGGTAGGAAGATGTTGTCCATTCAGTTGGACCCCGACGACCCCAACCCGATCGATACGGTTAGCTTCCTGATTGACGAGCACCGCAAGCGTGAACGTTACCCTGGCACGATCATGAAAGTGGCAGATCGGAAGAGGGATTGGTCCTAACCCCATCCATAGACCCGTTCTTCGGAACGGGTTTTATGCTGTCGGCGCATCATATGTGGGGAAAGAATTCTGTCCCGAAACACACGTCGAGAAGACCCCCTAAGGACTGCTCGACAAGCAAGGTTTGTGCCCTAAGGTGGGTCTGTAAAAAACAACCCCCGACCTTGTAGGATATGAAAAAGTCCTCTAAGCCGCAACACGCAATCACCCCCATCAGAGGATACCCGTCCCTCTGATCGTCCAACTCAGGAAACAACATGGAAACTCTGGAAGACCGGACCGCCTACAATGCAGCCATCGCCACCTCGCACGCTCAGCTCAAGGAGCTGATCGCCGCCCATGCGCATGTGCTGGTCATCTTCAGCCGCGTGACGTGCCCGCACTGCCGCACGCTGGAAGCTGTAATGGCTGAACCGGTGATCCAAGACGCCTTCGCTGCGCGCGATGTGAGCGTTGTCGAGATCAAGCTGGACAAGGTCGAGCCGGCCGTGGCCGTCGAATACGGTTTGCGTGCAGCGCCGACCCAGGTGTACTTCGTGGAAGGCAAGGAAGTGGCCCGTGCAACCGGCGCTACCGCCCTGACCGATCTGGTCGGCCTGATCGAAGCCAACTTCTCCAAGCCGGCTGCTGAAGAGAAGCCGCTTGTGGACATCAAGCCTGATGCGGTCCTTGAAAAGCACCTGGTCAGCGAAGCACAGCCGCAGAAGGCTCCTGAAATGCGCGTGACCAAGCGCAACGGCAAGACCGAGCCGGTGGACCTGAACAAGATCCTGCGCGCCGTACAGCGCAGCGCAGAAGGCCTGAACGCCGTTGATCCGATGCGCGTGGCCACCCGTACCATCTCCGGCCTGTACGACGGCGCCACCACCCGTGAACTGGACGAGCTGTCCATCCGCACCGCCGCCCTGCTGACCGGCGAAGACCCTGAGTATTCCAAGCTGGCTGCGCGCCTGCAGGCGAACTACATCGCCAAGGAAGTCACCAACCAGCAGATCTACGCGTTCACCCAGTCCATCCAGCTGGGCTTCGATGTCGGCCTGATCAATGAGCGTCTGCTGAAGTTCGTGCAGGCCAATGCCCGCAAGCTCAACGACACCATCAACATCGAAAACGACAACAACTTCGAGTACTTCGGTCTGCGGACCATGTACGACCGCTACCTTCTGCGCCACCCGATCACCCGCAAGGTCATCGAGACCCCGCAGCAGTTCTTCCTGCGTATCGCTTCGGCCCTGGCCACCGACGTCTCCGAAGCCCAGGCCCTGTACGAGCGCATGGCTGCGCTGGACTACCTGCCGTCCTCGCCGACCCTGTTCAACTCCGGCACCCGCCATGAGCAGATGTCCTCCTGCTTCCTGCTGGACTCCCCGCAGGACGACCTGGGCGCGATCTACGCCAAGTACGGCGACATCGCTCAGCTGAGCAAGTTCTCCGGCGGTATCGGCGTGGGCTTCACCCGCGTACGTGCTCGTGGTTCGCTGATCAAGTCCACCAACGGCCACTCCAACGGCATCGTGCCGTGGCTGAAGACCCTGGACTCCTCCGTGGCCGCCGTCAACCAGGGCGGCAAGCGCAAGGGCGCTGCTTGCGTCTATCTGGAAACCTGGCATGCCGACGTCGAGGACTTCCTCGAACTGCGTGACAACGTGGGCGATGAAGCCCGCCGTACCCACAACCTGAACCTGGCCAACTGGATCCCCGACCTGTTCATGCAGCGCGTGGAAGCTGACCAGCAGTGGTCGCTGTTCGACCCGAACAAGGTCCCGCACTTCACCGACCTGTACGGTGACGACTTCACCGCCGCCTACGAGCAGGCCGAGCAGCAGGGCCTGTACGAACGCCAGATCTCCGCACGCAAGCTGTACGCGCGCATGATGCGCACGCTGGCTGAGACCGGCAATGGCTGGATGAACTTCAAGGACAAGTGCAACAAGGCGTCCAACCAGACCGCCAAGGCCGGCAACGTCATCCACCTGTCCAACCTGTGCACCGAGATCCTGGAAGTCACCGACAAGGACGAGACGGCCGTGTGCAACCTCGGCTCGATCAACCTGGGTCACCACGTGGTCAATGGCGAGTTCGACTTCGCCAAGCTGGGTGAGACCGTGCGTCTGGCCATCCGTCAGCTGGACCGGGTGATCGACCTGAACTTCTACCCGATCGAATCGGCCCGTCGTTCCAACAGCCGCTGGCGTCCGGTCGGTCTGGGTACGATGGGTCTGCAGGACGTGTTCTTCAAGAAGGGCTACGCCTTCGACTCCGAAGAAGCCCGCGCCCTGTCCAAGCAGATCGCCGAGACCATCTACTTCTACGCGCTGGAAGCTTCGTGCGAACTGGCTCAGCAGCTGGGCAAGCACGCCTCCTTCGCCGACACCCGTGCCGCCAAGGGCGAGCTGCAGTTCGACGCGTGGGGCGTGACCCCGAGCGATACCGCCAAGTGGGACGCTCTGCGTGAGCAGATCAAGCAGCACGGTCTGCGCAATTCGCTGATGATCGCCATCGCCCCCACTGCCACGATCGCCTCGATCGCCGGCTGCTACGAGTGCGTGGAACCGCAGGTGTCCAACCTGTTCAAGCGCGAGACCCTGTCTGGCGACTTCCTGCAGATCAACAAGTACCTGGTGGCTGACCTGAAGAAGGCCGGCCTGTGGAATGCTGGCGTGCGCGACGCCATCAAGCTGGCTGAAGGTTCGATCCAGGGCATCGAGGCCATTCCGGCCGCTCTGCGTCAGACCTATCGCACCGTGTGGGAACTGCCGATGCGTTCGCTGATCGACATGGCCGCCGATCGTGGTGCGTTCATCGACCAGTCCGCCTCGCTGAACCTGTTCATGGAAAGCCCGAACATCGGCGCGATGTCTTCCATGTACATGTACGCTTGGAAGAAGGGTATCAAGACCACCTACTACCTGCGTTCGCGCCCGGCGACCAAGATCGCCAAGACCACCGTGTCGGCCTACAGCCCGACCGATGCCGTGGCCTGCTCGCTGGAAAACCCGGAAACTTGCGAAGCCTGCACCTGATCCATGGAACTGTATCAGCACCCGGTCTTTCCGGGTGTTCAGGCCACGCGATCCGGTGAGGTCTTCTCGCACGGCAAGCATCTGAGGGGAAGCAACATCAAGTACCCTCAGGTGTTTGTCCGCGATGCGGGTAAGCTCCAAACCAAGCATCGTCTTGTCTACGAGTGCGTCACCGGTGAGCCATTACCGGAATACGAACGCAAGGGCAACGGGCTTGAACTCAACCACAAAGACGGCGACACCCGCAATGCCGCCTTCGACAACCTTGAGCTGATCACCCATGGCGAGAATATGCGCCATTCATGGCAGACGCTTGGCAAACGCCAAGCTCTTGCTCCCGGTGTGCTCAACGCCAGTGCCAAACTGACGGTCCATGACATCCATGTGATCTTCATCGACTGGTACTACGGCGCCACCTATGCGGAACTCGGGCGACGGTTCGGTGTGCATGAAAGTGCCATCAGTCGAATCATCTCCGGAGAGCAATACCAACGCGAATCCCAGCAGATCCGGGAAGAGCTCGGACTGTAGTAACTGAGATGGGGGTGCCCGCAACGGCACCCCCTCTTTATCCCCTGACAAGAAGAAGATCATGACGAAGAAAATGTTGCTCGACCCCGGTTTCGAACTGACGCTGCGCCCGATGCGCTACCCGCAGTTCTACGACATGTACCGCGACGCGATCAAGAACACCTGGACGGTTGATGAAATCAACTTCCAGCTGGACATCAGCGACCTGCATGACAAGATGACGCCGGCCGATCGACACCTGATCCACCGCCTGGTTGCGTTCTTCGCCACCGGCGACAGCATCGTCTCCAACAACCTGGTGCTCAACCTGTACCAGCACCTGAACTCACCTGAAGCGCGCATGTACCTGTCGCGCCAGCTGTACGAAGAAGCCCTGCACGTGCAGTTCTACCTGACCCTGCTGGACAACTACCTGCCGGATCCGGAACAGCGCAATGCCGCCTTTGCTGCGGTCGAGAACATCCCCTCGATCAAGAAGAAGGCCGACTTCTGCTTCAAGTGGATCGACTCGATCCAGGACCTGCACAAGCTGGAAACCCGCGAACACCGCCGGCAGTTCCTGCTCAACCAGATCTGCTTTGCCGCGATCATCGAAGGCCTGTTCTTCTTCGCTGCCTTCGCCTACGTGTACTACTTCCGTTCGCGCGGTCTGCTCTCCGGCCTGGCCAGCGGCACCAACTGGGTGTTCCGCGACGAAAGCTGTATGCCTGTGGACTCCACGGAGATTTTGACCGATAAGGGCTTTGTGGGCCTGCGTGAGGTCATTGCGCGGGGCGAGGCGGGCGATAGCTTCAACGTTGCCCAGTACGCCGCTGACGGCACTGTGAGCTTTGTGGAACCGCGCGGTTATGTACTCAAGCCTTTCAACGGTGAGCTGATCCACTGCCGCACTGAGAAGAGTGTGTCGCTACTGACCACCGATGACCATGACAACGTGACGCGCTCCAAAACCACCGGTGCACTGCGCAAGACTAAAGCGATGGACATGTCGCTTTCTTCGACGTCGGAAATGGTCTGCGCCGGCTTCGGCATGGGTCCTGCGGCTACGTTGACTGACATCGAACGCTTTGCTATCGTTTACCAGGCCGATGGCGTTGAGCGCGTCAATGGTAATGGTGAGCGCAGCGGTACTGTTGGCGTTAAGTTTGGCTTTGCCAAGGAACGCAAGATCCAGCGCTTTGAAGCGCTGTTGGATCGCCTGCGGTGGGATTACTCCAAGGTCATCAGCTCTCGTGAAAACGAGCGTAACGACCAGGTTGTGTACCGCGTTAAGATGCCTGCCTCGCTGATGGCAATCATCGACAAGGACTTCTCCTGGGTGACTATGGATCGGATCCATAGCAACTGGGCGCGTGAGTTCATCGAAGAGGTCTCCCATTGGGACAGTTATCTGGCTGAAGACCGCACCTGCGTGCAGTACATCAATACCAACGAGGACGCGGTTAACAAGGTACAGGCGGTGGCCGCTCTGGCCGGGTATGCCACCAACCTCTACCGCAAGACCGACGGCCGTAGCGACAGCTACAACGACGTGTACAACCTGTTTATCAAGCATCGCGATTACGCTGACCTGCATAATGCGGAATTGGTCACCGTACCGTTCACCGGGGATGTCGGTTGTGTGAACGTACCCACCGGAATGATCATCGTTCGTCAGGACGGTAAGGTTCACGTTACCGGGAACTGCCACATGAACTTCGCCTTCGAGTCGGTGCGCGTGATCCGTGAAGAAGAGCCGGACCTGTTCGACGCCGAGATGGAAGCGCAGGTGTACCAGATGCTGGAAGAAGGCATCGAGTGCGAGCTGCAGTTCGCTGAAGACGTCCTCTCCGGCGGCGTGGCTGGCATCTCCACCAACGACATGCGCCAGTACCTGCAGCACTGCGCCGACAACCACTTCCTGCGCCTGGGCATGAAGAAGAAGTACAACGTCTCCAACCCGCTGCCGTTCATGGAGCTGCAGGACGTCCAGGAACTGACCAACTTCTTCGAGCGCCGCGTCTCGGCCTACCAGGTCGGCGTGCAAGGCGAAGTTGCCTTCGACATGAACTTCTAACCCGCAAGGATCCTGCGCATGCAGCGCTTTACTTTCAGGGGGTATGAGATCAATGCCCTCAATGAAGTCGATGATGAGCATCTGTGTCAGCTCGAAACCGACTCAGCCTTCAGAGCGGTAACGGCATGTCTGGATCCGAGCCGGCGGTTGGATTACCTCAAGGTGATCTTCCGCACTAACGGTGCCACGTTCGGTGAGTTCTCTCCGTATTCGGTGTGGGGTACGCTGGAGGTTTTTGAGGAAGCCCTACGTAACACCATTCTGGCTACGAAGGTCCAACTGAACCTGGAGCTGAGCCAAGAGCGGGCTACTGAAGATCTGATCGTGTCTGCACTGGATCGGATTCGCCTGCGCAGTTGACAGCATAACGCCCCCTCCCAGACGGGAGGGGGCTTATGGTCACTCTTGCTGCTTGCCGCCGAAGACAGACTTGAACAGGGCAAAGCGTTCGGCGATGGCCTTCTGATCGACCAGGCGGCTGACGGCACCGAGGAAGCCAACCCACTGCACCAGGCGCTCGAAGATCAGCGGCAGATGACCAGCACTGATCAGCTTGTACTGTACGGCCAGTGCGTAGAGTTCCGGAGAGAAGCCGATGATGAAGAAGGCCCACATCGAGAACCACTTCCAGGCCCGCTTCCAGTCGTTGACCAGATACTTGTTGAAGAACTCGGCAATCATTGTAAAGCTCCAGCGGATGATGCTCTCCATAGGATGCTGTGAATAAAAACAGCCGTGTTTGATGGTGTGGCTCAAAGGCCAGAGCGCTGCGCATTCTGCGCGCCCAAACACAGAGAAAAAGAAATGAGTGACGCAACCATCGTGAAACCGAGTTACCAGCTGGGCACCCCGGTCATCCCGATCGATCAGGGCCAGGGAATTTTCCTGGAGCACTTCCAGCTTCCCAAGCAGTATCTGGCAGTGGACGGTAAGCTGCTGCCGGTTGCCGTGCTGAAGTTCGACACCGCCTACGACCTGATCGGCGTCAGTCAGGACCACACCCTGCTCCACGGCGGTCACATCGACTTTACCGACTCGTTGGACGAGGAGGTCTCGATCGACGCGCTGTATTATCGAGACGAGTTCTCCAAGGATGCCGAGTGGAAGATCATCGACGTCACTGCTTTCTCTGAGCGCTTCTGCTTTGACAAGTTCCCCGTCGAAGGCAACAGCCGTGTGCGCGGCCTGCAGGAATACATCGTCCTGCCGATTACCATCGACGGCGAAGAACATCGCGTCAAGTACGCCATCGCTGGCGAATTGAATGTGGAGTTCGGCAGCGTCAAGGTCTGGTGGAGCATCAACGAAATCCTCACTGCTCCCTCCGGCCAGCAGAAGGAACTGCGTGCCAAGATCTTCAATCTCAACCCCCTGCGCGGTTTCAAGGTCGGCGCCTACCGCGCCAACGCCAACCGCGCTACACGCTGAGGGCCAACCATGTCCGATGTAATGAAGATCCAGACCGTGGCTTTTGACGGCGACCAGACGGAAGTCGTTGAAGAGCACGTCATTCCCAATGACACCCGACACACCCAGCTACTGACCTTCGAAAACGGCCCAACCGAAGAGCCGGCCAATGATGCTGTTCTGATCAACGGCCGTGTCATCGCTCTGGGTTACTTCGAACTGGATAAGACCTACGATCTGTTGAACTCTTCAGATCACCCATATCTGCGAGAACAGGGTCTCATCCATGCCAATGACAGCATCGACGGACATATCACGGTTGAAGGTCTGCTGGTACGCGGTATCTGGGCTGATGACGGTCATGTGATCCAGGGTCCCACCTACGTTCGACTGGATGTGTTTGGTAAGGAATACGCCTACGACCAGCATACCGACTACGCCACCATCGACGCGGTGAACATCCAGATCGAATTGCCGATTGGCGTGCCCGGCCATGGAGGTGTCCAGTTCAAGCTGTGGCTGCAAGGTGAGCTGTCACGTCGCAAGGGTACGGTGAATCTGGAAGTGGTTCGCTGCGAAGCCATCGGTCGCTGGGAGGGCTCTGAACTGATCCGTCACCCGGAGAGGTGGGCGACGAATGTTGAAAGTGCCGACCTGTTCGAAAAGTGGTTCCGGGAGTACCAACCCATCGAAGGTTATCGGGTCAAGACTACCCGTACCTACAGCGCCAACTTTATGGCCTTCCTCGCCCAACGTGAAGCTAAGCGCCAAGCATAATAGAGCCCCGCCTTCGGGCGGGGTTTTATGCCACCAAACAAAAAAGTTTCATCGCTATAATACCCTCGTGAACTCCAATCCCGGAAGTTCACAACCTTTGTTAGCAAGGAGAGTTATTCATGTCTGAGATTTTCAACGTCACCGCCGAGACCACCTACCGTCAGCTGGCCAAGGCCACTGGCATCCCGCTGAAGGATCTGCTCCAGGATCTGAAGGACAAGGGCTACAAGGTCAAGCGTGACTACCGCGTGCGCGCCACCAGCCCGCACTACAGCCGCGTACGCAAGGTGCTGGACCAGTACGAACTGGCAGTGGGTGTCAAGTTCATCAAGGTGGCTGCCAGCGTCCGCATGGCCAACCACAACCACAACATGGCCCTGTACCGCAAGAAGGTCAAGACCATCAGTACGGCCGAGCTGGTGGAAGCGTTCGGCAAGGCAACGCGCAACCGTCGCCTGCGCAAGACCGAAGACGGCAAGCTGATCAAGGTCACCAAGACCGCAGCCAAGAAGACTTCGGCCAACAACTCGGGTCTGACGATCCGTGAGCTGGAAAAGGAGATCTTCTTCGTCGACAAGCTGCGTGTGGTGATCCGTGCTCCGTCGCATCTGCGCAGCGGCTGCACCACCTACGGCAAGGCGCTGCCGAAGGGCTCCACCGTGGAGACGCTGACCCGTCGCCTGGAACGCTACTTCCGCAACAGCCGTCATGCTGAAGAGCTGGCCGGTGTCGAGTTCGTGGTGATCACCCCGCGCGGTGAAGCGCATCACAACACCCGCACCAAGAAGCTGCCGATCGCTCGCGCTCGCTTCGAGTAATCGACACGCCCCCGGAGACCTGATCGTCTCCGGGGGTTAACTCGCTGTATTTCTTTTTGCGTCACCCCACAACTTTTGTACCAGCCGCTGGAGAGTAGGAAATGTCGCACCTGATCGCTTTCATCTTGGCGATGATCATCGCCGCCCCGAGCCAGCAGCTGCCCAACCCGCAGCAGCCGGTCAATACCAACCAACTGGAAGTGCTGCGCAAGAACGACAAGCAGCTGGAAAAGAAGTACCCCGGCTTCAGTCGCTTCCAGCGCCAGTTGGCCGATTGCGGTCAGCAGCTGAAGGAGCAGTTCGGCGAACCGGTGGACCCGCAAGACTTGGAGGCGTGCATCACCTATGCACGTTACATCACCGATACGCTCGACCAAGCGGAGGGTAAGTAATGGGATTTCTCTCTGAAGTCGGTAAAATCTTCCTGCAGGTCTTCGCTACTCCGGTGCGTGACATACCGGAAATCGAGCGGGTTGGCGGGACCATCAATTACGCCAACAGTCGAATGTATCCGGCACGCCGTCGTACCCACCGGTACGTCGGTAACGAGCGCAAGAAGTTGTTGAGCGTCGAGGCGGGTTGGTACATCATCGACCACATCGCCAACCGTCAGGAAACCAAGGTGGGGGTTTTCTTCGAGGCCAATTCACCTGGCGAAGCTTTCCGCCAATACCAAAACAAGGACAAGACATGAAGTGGGTTGCAATGATGTTGGTGGTGCTGGCTGCGGCCGGTTGTAAGCGGGTTGAACCTGCCACTCCGACTGGTCGCGTGCAGCAGGTCTTCGAAACCTGTATGCGGGAAGCCGGCCGCACCGCAGGCGGACAACTGCCAGCCGAAGTCGTGCGCGAATGTCGTCAACTGGCTGAATCAGCGCTCAAGGCCGAATGCCCTTCGGGTCTTCTAGGTGAGGCGCCCTTGTCCCACCCAAGACCAAAGGAAAACGAATGATCAAGCGCGACCCTGAGAACCTGAAGATCGAGAAGGTGACCTTCAACGACGTGACCAGCGCAGTCTGGAATCGTGAGAACGTGCAGATCGTGTTCCTCTGCCCCGGTCATCTGTTCATCAAGCAGACCCCGGTGGAGAACACCATCCGCCGTAGTGTCGGCGCCGGTTACCGCTACGAGACGGCACTGAGCGAGCGCATGACCGTCTCGCATCTGGTCCACCGCCTGCAGCGTGAAGTCGGTGACGTGCCCTTCCTGATCGTGTTGCCCGATGGTGGCGTCTACGATCCGCGCCTGGCACATCACGCCATCGTACCGATGGGTACGGTGCGCGATTACTACCGCAGGACGCCGGACTACCACAAGCCCTACGCGTAATGGCACACCCCCTCCCTTCGGGGAGGGGGCTTTATGGCCTTTGTTTTTTGGCTTGAACCAAAGAGATCCTAAAAATTCAAAGGACTATAATATCGATTTGAGGGTGGTGGTAACGAATCCTCCCTGCAAGGCCGCGCCACAGAGGCAAAAAGGTCAAGTAGGTTTCCCTAAAACCCAGTGAGGTTAAAAATGAACAGCAATACCCGTAAGACCGCGGTGTCTTTCTTCTTTGACGAGAAGGATGGCGGTAAGTTCACCCTGAGCATTGTGGTGGAAAACCTCGGCGTGACCGATCGTTACGCTCTCCATGGTACCGTCACCCGGCAGTTGGGAATCGTGACGCTCGACGAACTTGAACACAGCATGCCGGAAGGGACGCGTCTGAGCGACCTCTTCCAAGCAACGGTGTTGCGCGTGACCAGCTTGTACACCGGCTACGCGCTGCGCAAATTCCACATCGCCAACGAGCTCGTCAAGTACTTCTCCGAGTACACGATCAGCGATGTGCCGAACGAGTACAACCTGCCGGCAGTCAAAGTCAAGGAAACCTTGGAGGCCAGCAAGGCAGCGGCTGAGGTGTTTGATGTGACGTGTACGAACATGTACGCGATCTTGACGCATGACCCTGAAGATGTGACCTTCCAGGAAGAGTGGATGGACACCACAACGCAAATGATGCTCAATGCGGTGTTTGAGATCCCCAAGATGTGGACGTCCAACATCAACGCTTCGGGTATGGTGGTGCGTGACTCGCAAACGGAGTGGGTGTGGAACTACAGTCCCTCCACCGAGATCCTGATCATCCACGTCCGTGATCGTGCCAACAAGAAGCACTCCCAGTGGGAAGTCACCAAGGAACTGGCTATCCACTTCACCGGTAACGATCGTGAGAACGGCACGCACTATCGCAGTTTCATCAACCACGAGGGTGGTCGCCAGTGGCATGTGACTCGTAAGGTCGTTATCCAGCGGGCGTTCATCACTGAGTTGCCGGCGGGCACCACCAGGGGCGTGTTCAAGCAGATCAAGCACATCCTGCAGGTCTTGCAGGACAGGGCCACCTGCAAGATCGGTGAAACGACCTTTACCCCCAACTACCTGCTCTGGCTGCCGATGACCTCGCTGGAAGAAGCGTGGCGAGGTGCTGACGGCAAACTCCCCATCGAACCACCCGCGGCGCTGCGCGAAGCCTACCTGAGGCTGGTTTTCCACTACGACAACACACTGCCCAAGTACAACGCCCCCGACGGCAGTAGTGGACCTGCTCGTTCGCAGGAAGTGGTGGAGGCGATGTATGAACTGCTGGCGCCGCGGTACGGGTCTGGTGAATCGCAAGCAGCGCGGTTCTCGAAGTTCTGGGCGCAGTTTGACATCGATCTCGAAAAGCTCCGAACGGACATGGCTGCCAAGTTCGAAGGTGACCGAGCGTCGAATAAATACGATGTTTTCGTTACGATCAATACGTCCAACATCCTACAGAACCTGATGACCTTTAAGTCAGAGGTCAAGGAAAAGGAAAACCAAGAGGATGAGAACATTGGCCATTAAGCGTCCCTTCGCACTGCCGAAGTTTGTACAGCGCCTGACCATGCACAACGACGACTTCGAGAATCGCTTCTTGGAGAACCATCGCTTTCAGGTGATGGGTAACGTCGAGTTCGAAGGTGGCAATCCCTCTCGTGCTATCCGGCACTTGGGGGAGGTGGGTAAGATCGCCTCGATCTCACCTCACGGCTACCAGACGTTGGTGATCTACGACCCGGCCATCCATGACCGGGAATCGTTGGTGTTGATGCTCACCGCTCTGTGGGACGGCTCGTTCGTCCCCACCGAGCGCGTCGACTTCAACAAGGACAACACCAGCCGCAAGAAGCTGTATGGCATCAAGGATCATGAACGCCCCAACGCATGGTTGGACATCGTCAATAACGTCTACTGGACCATGGTGGATGTGAACATTGCCGACGTTCAGAAGACCATGCGGATTCAGGCCAACTACTGGGATGCCCAGCGCAGGATCCGGCAAGGTAAGGCCAAGCAGCAGCGCAACGCCGTTGAACGCGCCCTGCGTCGGGGCTCGGAATCGGACCTGCGCGCGCAGCTGATCCTCACCGGCCGCCTCAAGCCGAGATAGTATGGGGAAACTATCTGAGATCCACCAATGGGGAATAAAGAGCACTACGTAACCAGACCAGCCCTTGATCAATCACCCAAAGCCCGCGCACGTGCCCGGTTTTTGATCAACGGTCTGTACTCTGACATGTTCGGGAAAGCAATCCGACATGAGACCGTGCGATCGATCCGTGTCAAGATCATCGAACTGGAAGCCAACCTGGAACGGGTACGGGAATTCTTACCCATGGCTGTCTACCAATCGATGGTCCGGCAAGTAGTGAACTACGAACGGGTCTGCGAGCAACTGGAAGTGCTCTCTTGAAACAAGGTCCCCACCTTCGGGTGGGGACTTATGCCGCCTAAAAAGAAATTAAGCTGTACCATCGTCTGAATCCAACCAAGGAATGTACGCAATGAATGAGAAGGTATTCATCGGCAGCACTGTCGACCGTGTTGCCATGTCGCAGGAAGTGGCTCGCTTCAATGCCGCACTGGCCGAGCGTTTGAAGGCCGCCCTTGCCCTGGTCGTGGGCACCCATCCCACCTACGGCGGCCGCTATGCATGGGTACAGCTGGATGTGGATGGTCTGTACCTGACCTTCACCAGCGTGCTCGATGAGCGCACTGCTGCCGAATACGACTGCTCCTGCTGCCGCACGTTCGTCAACCGCTACCTGACCAGCGCCATCCTGGACACCCACACCGGCAAGATCGTCCGCACCTTGATGCCGGAGGCCGACCAGGTCGATGACATCTTCAAGCCGGGCGTGATCGCAGCCCAGGAAGCGCTGCTCAAGGCCAACGTGATCGGCGTGTTCCCGATCGATGAAGTCAAGGCCGGTCATAAGCTGTTGGGCGTCAAGATGGCCGGTGGTTTTGACCACTTCCATTTCGAACTCGACCCTTCGGCGGTCCGTACCCTGATCGCCGGCAACACGCTGGACGCGTACACGCGTCTGTCTCAGCGTGAAGACCAGCGCGACATGCTGGTGCGTTCGCTCAAGGCGTATGATCCGGCGCTGGTACGGGCCTCGATCATCCACATCAACAACGCCTTCGGTGAGTCGCTCGAACTGCGCAAGTTCGTCAGCAACCTGGAAGCCTTCGTGGAGGTCAAGGCGGTGTTTGAAGCCACCACGGGCATCGATCGCAGCCGACTGCTGAACAACTACGCCATGCGTGGCAACCAGGCCGTCATTCGCATGGACACCGCTGGCGCGCTACTGGGCGGGTTCCTCTCGCGCATGAAGGATGCAGGTGAAAACGAGCATCAGATCAAGAACGCGCTGAACTGGTTGGCTACCAACGGCAACGGTATCCGTTACCGCCGTCAGGTGGCTGCTCCGAAGGATGGCACGATCCACCGTGCCAACCAGATCTTCGAGGAGCGTGGTCTGGCTCCGTCGATGGCCCGTCGTGCACTGCCACTGGCCGAAGTCATCGATCGCGTCTGGGAGCGCAAGGAAGCGGTGCAGGAAGAAACCAAGAGCGGTGGGTTCTTCGACAAGCAGTTGAGCACCAAGCCGGACGCTCCGGCCAAGCTGCCGCCGCGTAAGCGGACGGTTCGCCTGAGCCAGCTGGGCGAAGTGATCCAGGAGTTCGATCGCCTGTATCATCAGTTCAGCCGTCCCGGTCATTCGGCCATCCTCATCGGTCTGACCACCGCCGTCAATCTGGATGCCCCGCCGATCCTGAAGTGGGACGACCAGGAAGACCGCTACCCGTACTCCGGGTACCAGCCGAGCCAGCCTCGTCCTCTGAGCGAGTATGGCGAAGCACTGGCTGCTGAAGTACGTGAAACCGGCCGTGCGGAAATCGCTGTGGTCACCAACATGCTCGAGCGCATGCGCTTGGGCAATGGTCAGCTGTTGGCGCTCTACGTCAACGGTCACCACCGCCTGACGTCCGGCTCCTCGCTGTTCCCGGAAACCCTGCGACCGGACCTGTACGAGGTCAGCAAGGTCATCGAGCAGTACTCCAACAACGATCCGCTGGCGGATCATGAAAAGGGTGCTGTGGGTTGGTGGCTCAACAACGCGCTGATCGTCGGCGTTCGCGCCGACGGCAGCGAAGACCACATCACGGTGGTTGCGGCCGAGTAATCGGCACAAGCGCCCCCACCTTCGGGTGGGGGCTTTATTCTGCTTTATCGGCGGGTCGGAGTCGTAAATCTCTACACGCCACCTTCATTCTCTGCCTACTCCAATTTCACAACCACTACAAGAAACAAGGAAACCGACCATGCATCACGACATCGAGTCCCAGGAAGACAAGCTGTACGGTGAGCTCTACAAGCTGGCTGAAATGCTGCTCACCAACGGCAACCTCAAGGTCCTCCAGCTGCCGCTGGTGGCCAACGTCGACTGGCAGAAGGGTCCGTCGCTGACCAAGGACAAGACCTACATGCTCGAAGCCTCCATGTCCATCGAGTACGCCATGGGCCGGCCGATGGTGAACGTCGACATGGTCTTTGACGATGACATCGGCGCCACCACCCGTCTTAGCGGCGCTCACCTGCTGATGTTCAATCCGGTCGACCGTGAAGCGGCCATCGAGACCATCAATTCCACCCTGCAGGACCGTCGCGCCAGCCGCCTCGCTGAAGCGCTCAAGAGCCTGACCAAGGCGGCCGACCACAACCCGATGACCCTCAAGCCCGGCGACGTCGTCAGCCGTCAGGACAAGCTGGACGCCGAGGTGGTGGACGATGAATACACCTGGGTGGTGGTTCATGTGCTCACCAAGGCCGAACAGCTGCTGTACTGGAAGGCACAGGGCGGTCAGACCACCCTGCAGCACGTGATCTTGGTCGGCACCCAGACTGGCGCCGACGGCTCGCAGGCGCGCACCTGCTTGCCGGTCTCAGCGCTGGATCTGGTCAAGATCGGCACGCTGGCCGATTTCGGTCTGGAATTGCCGCAGGGCGATTGGCTGGAGATGATCCTGCCGATGGGTCCGGGCTTCAGCGACCTGGTGAAGTAACAAGGGCAGGGGGTAGGAAACTACCCCCTTCTTCAAAATGTCCAATGGGGAGAAACAGATGTCGTGTGGCTGCTGTGATGGATCCAAGGGATTGACGTTGCCTACTGAAGCACCCGCCCCGTGCTGCCCGCGCAGTGAGTGGCCCAGTTACTTCGTCCCCGACCCGCAAGACCCCAGATGGGGCACGTGGCATTGCCCACGCTGTGGCATTGGACAGCCCGACAAGAGCACCGCCGACGTACCGCAGGCACGCACCCTGTGGCAACGTCTTTCCAGCTGGTGGGCCGACAAGAGTCCGCTGGCGATCTGATCGAGAAACCGAAAATGACAACGATCGTTTATCATGGTCTGGAACAAACCTTCGCTATGGACAGCATGGTGACCTGGACCAATGGGGCTAAGCAACACCGCATCGAAAACAGTTACAAGATCGATGATCTCTCCAAGGCGGGGATTGTCACCTGCGAAGGTGAGCGCCTGATCGCTATGTGCCTGTCTGGCTCGGTCAACAGCTTCGAGCGTTGTGCCAACTTCATCCTCGACCACCTGCATAAGTGGGAAGAGAAGATGAAGATCGTCAACGACATCGGCGGTTCATTCGGTGTGCAGAACACCGTGGGTGTTATTCTAGTCACCGACAAGCACACCTACGTCTTCCGCTTCAACGGTCAAGGCGTCAACGTGGTCAAGCACAAGCCTGAAGCCTTCGTTGCGGCTGGTTCTGGCGCGATCCCGGCCATGACGGCACACCACGTTTACGGCGCTTCGGCACTGGATGCAGTCAAGGCCGCGGCATTGATCGATGAGGGTAGTGGTTACCTGGTACACGCGCTGCGTATCGTCGATGGTAAGGTGTCGCCGAACCAACCGCATTACATCACCGACGCGAAGGCTGAAGTGATGGCCATGCGTAAGCGTGCTGGTAAGTCTCAGGCTTACGACATGCCCAAGAAGACCACCGAGTTCGCCAACCGTTACAGCCACACCGACGACGCGCGCGACAAGAAGCTAACCAAGATCCGTGAGGACCAGGAAAAGCTGCGGAAGGAGGCTGAAGCCAAGGCAGCTGAAAAGGCTGCCGCTGAGAAGGCCGGGAAGAAGGGCAAGCGCACGCAGGGCCGCAAGGCTCAAGAAAAGCAGCTCACCGAACTGACTGAGAAGACCACGCCGGTTCAGCCGCTGGGCCGTCGTCGTGGTAAGGCCGGTCCGCTGCCGGCACGCACCTAAGGAGGACCCATGCGAGGTCGCTTCAGCAAGTTGACCACCAAAGTGTTCCAAGGAGTTACCGTGGACTACTTACCGCAACCTATCAAGTATCATCCCCGTTACACACATCGTCGGATTGAAAATCCCCACTTGGTCCCTCTGGAGACCTTGCGCAACTGGGGTAACCAGCCTTCCTTCGCTGATCTGTTCCGGATGAGGATGCAGGGAAAGGCCAAGGTGGTTGTCTCTCGGATGTACCACTGGACCGATGGTGAAGACCTGCGAATGGAAGACCTCACCCATGGTCGTTTGTATCTGAGCCACAACTCTGCACACTGGGCACCTAAGGTAGCCAATGGTCAGGCGTTGTTTGAACTGGACTGCCGATTCGATCAGCCGGTACATTTTGGCGATATGGGTCAGCCGTATGAGCACGTATGGCGTCGCTTGGAGGATCGCCTGGAAGCGATTCACTTGCAACGTGATGCGCTATTCTATACTCCCGCAACCGTCGAACCGCCCCAAGGCTTCGTTTACGATGCGCGGAAGTCTATTCTGGCGATCAGGTACATCGGAACTGCCATTTGAAGAAAGACCCCTAGTCAGTCATCTTAGGTTGGAATACCTGAGCAATGCATCTGGCTAGGGCCCATTCCTACAAGAGCGTCACCTGTGTGTTCAACTACCTTAAACTGATCCTGATCTCCTTCCTGGCGATCACCTCACTGACGGCCTGCACTACGCTTAGCAACCGTACTGCCGCTGTCGCTCCGATCACCATCTCCGAACTGGAAGTCGAATACCCAACGATCGATTTGATCGACGCAGTTGCAGTGGAAGCGCCTGTACTGGAAGTACGGGAAATCAGCGTGCCCATGGAGCCGCTGGAGTTGCATGAGAAAGCTCGGATCGTTATGAGCGATGCCGAGGTACGTTGCATGACCGACGCAATATACCACGAAGCCCGTAGCGAATCCTACGAAGGCAGAGTTGCGGTAGGCTATGTTGTGCTGAATCGAATTGCAGATGGTCGCTTTCGCGATTCCATCTGTAGCACGGTCTACCAAAAAGATAAAGGCCGTTGTCAGTTTAGCTGGTGTAAGAGTCAGCCTCGCATCAAGTATCCGCAACTCTATCGTGAGGCGAATGAGATCGCCCTGAGGGTGATGCGGCGTGAGGTTGCAAATCCCATCGGCAATAGTTTGTTCTTCCACGCCAAATACGTTAACAACGGCAAGAAGTATGCCATGGAGTATCGTATTGGCGGGCATCGTTTTTATGGCGCTGTAGTCAGAATGTAGGTGGTGTATGCGTTTTCTTGATTTGACTGGTCAACGGTTTGAACGGTTAGTGGTCCTGAGCTACGAAAAGGTGGGTCAAAAAACCAAATGGAACTGCCGCTGTGATTGCGGTAACCACACCTCTGCCGCCACCAGTGATCTCAGATCAGGGAAGACGAAGAGCTGTGGTTGTTTGCGTAACGAGCAAAATCTGACGAATAAGATGACCCACGGCATGTCCTCAAGTCCCGAGCATTCCAACTGGACGGCAATGAAGAATCGTTGCCTCAATCCTAATGGGTCGGACTTCAATCGCTACGGCGGTCGAGGCATCACCATCGATCCACGTTGGATCAATTCGTTCGAGGCCTTCTACGCCGACATGGGACCACGGCCCACCCCTGAGCACACCTTGGAGCGAAAAGACAACGACCAAGGATACAGCAAAGACAACTGCACCTGGGCCACCCGTAAAGAGCAGGCAAGGAATCAATCTACCACTCTGAGATATGAGTACAAGGGGCAGTTGCTGTCACTGCGTGAAATCACTGAGCTGGAAGGCGTCAGTTTCGACATGGTATATCAGCGCATGCGGAACATGGGGATGACCCTCGAAGAAGCCCTCAATCCAGTTCACTTTCGATAACCCATAAGACCCCCACCTACGGGTGGGGGCTTATGTCAATTCTTACCCTAGGAGAGCTGTAATGAAACCCAACATTGTCGATAACACCCATCGTCCGGTGGACGTTGGTCTGCGCGAAATTCTCGATGAAGACCATCTGCCCAACTGGATGTTTGATCCGTTACTGCGCGCACTTAAACGCGTCGATCCTACTGGGGAAGGTAGTATTTTCCTGAACGGGATGACCTTCAGTACGTCCGGTTACCACCCTGGGCGTGGGAACTTCGTCAAGTTCGATCGACCGCGTACTTTCGAGCAGGGCGAACTGGGTTTGATCGATTACGCTGTGCGCCGTCTGGACGTGGATAAACCGTTCGCTGATGACTTTACTGTTCGTGGGGAATCCACTGTCATTGACGGTGAGTTCAACATTGAAGGTATGCTGCAAACCATCGCCACGTACACTACCGACGCTTTTATTGGTGAACGCACCACGATCGCGATGGATGGTGTGTTGTGGGCGTACTGGTTGGAGGAAATGCACAAGGACGGCATTCAATCGCGTCTGATGCTTTTCCACATGGACGAAGAACAAGTGTACATGGGTACGGTAGAGCACGAGAACATGCAACTGTCGCTGATCTTGAATCTCACCAAGATGCAAGTGATCAACCCCGCCACTGAAGTTGCGAGCTCGCCCCGTCTGCACTAATCTTCACTCGAGCACTACGTGCTGTTAATCACAACGCGTAGTGCTTACACTTTGACCCAACGGTAACCGCCATGGAAATAGCACCTCTACCGCCAGCAGTGGCCGATCATTTCTTCAATATCTGTGGGACGCTGCAGGAAGCCCCATGGCATCCGGGCAGTGCGCTGTGGTACGGTCACGACATGGCAATTGACAACCAAGTCAACTTCGGTTGGAATCCTACCGAGGATGAAGCCACTGAAGTGCGTACGATCGAATTGCTACATCTCACCGGCACATCGGAGGAGATTGAAAAGCTATACCATCCATTAGTAAATGGAATGGTGTTGATCGACGTTCCCGCCATCAGCATTCAAAGTACGCGCGATTTTATCTTCGCTGCGTGGTGTGATCCCAATGTTCGTTTGGGGCCGGATCTAATGTTGTGTCTGGGGCTGCCTTATCTGGTACAGGAAGAACTAAAGCCCCAGCGCGTACGGCAAGGCTACGACGCTCAGAACAAGACGATTGTCTACATGTTCGACATGGAAGGCTTCTCCTTGTTCTGGACGATCTACGCTAAGTCAATCTCCGTCATGAAGACCGAGTGAGAAACATGTCCAACCCCCAGTATGACGACGAAGACGTCCCCGAGGAGGAACGTTTGTACTTCTACGCGCTGCAGGCCGACGGAGCAATGTTCGCATTGCCCAAGTCCATGTCGGTCAATACCTCGATCCAGCGCTACCACGATGAATGTGCCGCTGCTGGCATCACACCCAAGAGCTTCGAGCTGGTGTACACCGATGTGCTGTTGAGCCAATTGATCGCCAACATGGATGCGATCGAGGCCAACAACAACATCACCACCCATTACTTCGCCATCATGATCAACGATCTGGTCTCGCCCAGTCCGTCGCAGTTCGGCGATGACCTGGCCAAGGCCCAGGCGTGGTATGACAAGCTGCGCAAGCCGCCGTTCAACTTCAAGCTGATTGGCCCCATCGCTACGGCGCGCATGCGCACCGAGTGGACGGCGCTGCTGCAGCACTGAACTACCCCTCATCGAGCAATGAGGTAGTAATCTGGGCCGTTATCCCCAACGGCTCAGTCGATGGTTCTCTTCTCCCCAGAGTAGATCCATTAAGTGGCAAGCACTGTTGTTAAATAGAGCTTCGGTCATACGCGGAGGGGTCGTGCCCTCCGCACTTTATGCCGCACTTCCCTTAAATAGGAGCAGTACATGAACAAGCAAGCCAAAGCTGTATTGAGCACCCCGGTGATGTCGGACTACCTGACCAAGGCTCTGATCACCGGTGTGGAGAAGAACCGTCTGCGTCTGGTGTCGATGTGCAACGTCGCCTCCAAGATCGACGGTGAGAATCTTTTCAGTCGCGCCCTGATCCGCGTCAAGCTCGGCGGCGCGCCGATGGAGTACACCCTGTCGATCTTCAACGCCGACCAGCTCGAGAAAGCCGGCGGTAGTGATGGCGACATCTTCGCCCATTCCTTCTACAAGGTGGCAGGCAGCGACCAGAAGGACGATGGGATTCCGGCAGGTGCTGATCGGTGGGTGAACAACTACGTTCCTCAGGATGATGTTTTCTCCGAGCGTAGCCTGTCCTTCCTCAACACCCGCCCCGACGAAGGTACCTACGAGATCGCCTGCCTGTTGCTGGACCTGATGGACCTGCCGAAAGAGCACCATCTCGCATTGGTGTATCTGGACAACATCGGCCTGCGTCACGTCCTGTGCTTGCCCAACGAAAACGACGGCGATCCGGAAGTGACCTACGTGCTGATCCATCAGCCCGGTCGTGAAAACTTCCGTCGTCCCAACGACTACCGGCTGCCGCTGCTGTCCAAGAACCCGCCGGCCCTGCTGCGGTTGCTGTTGCGTGAACTGCACCTTGACGGTGACGGCGATCGTGACGACATCCATCCGCTGGACACCGATGTAGAAAAGGTCCAGTGGGGCTACGGCGGTCCGTACGCAGTCCAGTACGGCCTGGCCCGGTTGTTGATTTATACGGCCGAGGCAGAAGGTGTGTTGCCAGCACATCCGCTGTTGATTGTGGCCGACAGCGCACTGGCATCGGCCGGTACCTACGGCGCCGCCCCGCACTGCATGCGGTGTCCGACCGACATTCGTTGGGCACTGGAGAACATCCCGGCACTGTACCAGCCCCATCCGGCCAGCGAACTGGCGCGTGATTTCCTGGCATGCTTGATGAAGCAGAATTCCTTCGATAAGGTCCTGTTGTTCATTCGCGTCGACCATGCCGGACAAGCCAGTGGCTTTACCCTGATTCAGGACGATGCCGCCATCGATTTCAACCTGCAGTACTGATTCACCTCAACCAGAGAAGGCAATACATGAATACCAACCAGAACCTCCAGGACATCATCCGCCAGAACCTGGCTGCCAACGTGATGGAAGCCAGCGGCAAGTTGCCGACTCCGATCTCCCTGGCCCAGCGCAACCTGGCCGACATGTACCTGGATCACCTCAAGCAGCAGTTCGGCGATGAGCAGGCCCAGACGATGTGGAGCGTGCCGCAGCCGATCTTCATCAGCCATCCGGCCTATACCGAGATCAACCTGGTCAACGCCAGCCCCGTCGCCTTGGGTGCCAACTCCAACAGCTGGCTGCGCGTGGTCTACTACTCCGGCCGCATCTTCACCCAGAACCGTACCCCGGTCGGCAATACCGATTGGATCGAGCCAGCTCTGGCCGAGATCTTCGGCACCCAGCCGCATGTGATCTTCCACAACGACGACGTGCGTTCGCAGTTCACCGGCCTGACCGGCACCTGGCAGGCCGTGGATCGCGTGCTGGAACAGCTGGACAGCCCGCATCACAGCGAGAGGTCCCTGCGCTTCTACGGCGCTGTGGCGGCCACCGAGTACTACCAGAACCACTCGATGCAGAAGCTGTACTTCGTCTACCACGACGTAGATCGCGTGTATCTGGTCGATGCCTACGGCTGGGGTCAGGGTGCGCCGGGCTGCCATCGTCTGGTGGGCTTCTCGATCGAAGCACTGGGCTTCTACCAGAATGCCCGTGAAGAAGGCCTGGCCATCACCAACCCGCAGACCAACCAGCAGTACAACCTGGCCGCCCCGCTGTCCACCGGCCTGATGTCGGTTTGGCTGGCACCGGCCGGGCTGCCGACTGGCGTGTACGCTTACCGCGACCAGCCGGCCAACGTGGGTGACTGGCAGTACAGCCTGACCAGCCACACGCCGGGTGACGTGCCCAAGACCAGCACTGGCTCTGCGGTGGCTGAGGAGTTCAGCGCTGACCCGGTGGAACGTCGTGAGCGTGTCCTGGAGCTGTTCGTCCAGGCGCACGAGGGCAAGGGTCAGAAGGCCTACGACTACGGTCTGCTGGTGACGGTGCTCTCCCGTCAGGTGAGTGCGGAGCTGCTGCGCGATGTCTTCATCGACGAGGAAGGCTCGCTGGTGATCGATGTCGGCCTCGGCCCGGCGGCCGATGAACGCTTCACCTTCCGCACCTGGCGAGGTGAGACTCAGGACAACGCACCGGTTGATCGTGCAGAGCCGGCGCAGGTGGAAGAAGCTGCCGAACCCCGTCGTGATGAGCTCGAAAACAACCTGAAGGACCTGGGCATCGAAAAGCCTGAGTAAATAATTCCGGCAGGTTCTGATGATGTGGAACTTGACTGCACGTGCCGCGACGGTGGCAATCCAACCGTGCAGATCGTCTGGGAGACCCACGTAAGTTACGTAAGTCCTCCCGCCAGCAGACGTTCATGAGGCGTTTGCAATGACCGGCCGGGCTGTGAAAGCAGCCCGGTCTCTTTATGCCATCCGCAACAAATGAGGGATAGAAAGCCATGACCGAAGTACAGAGCAGCCCGGCACCGAAGAAGCACAACCTGCACGAATTTTCCAACACCCATTTCCATCTCCTGATCGTTGCCGACGACCAGGACGTCAACAAGGCACTGCTGGAACGTGCGAAGCTCGCCGCTCCCATTTCGAGCGTCCTCGTCGACCTGTCCCCGATCAGGGACACCAGCGGGCGTGCGCGCGGCATTGCCGTGGACAAGCTGCTGGCCGCGGCCGCCAAGGCACATCCGGATAGTGAGCTGATCGTGGCAACGAGCGCACCGGCTGCGTTTGCAGGCGCAATGGTCAAGGGCGAAGACAACTCCTTTGCTCGCGGCGCACTGCAGAACATCATCGACGGCCTGCTTGGCTTCCGCACCCTGAACCTGCTCGATTCGATCACGGTCTACGCCGGCGCCCTCAAGAAGTCGCACTGGTTCAGTTCGGCCATGCCGGCTTGGTCCAAGCTCCAGCATCCGAAAGCTGAACCGAAGCCGGTCAAGGTCCATGGCAACTTCAAGGTGGCAGGTGGCCGTGTGGAAGTATCGCGCGGTGGCCCGGCTCGGATGACCAAGACGGCCGGCGAGCTCGCCGCCGAACAAGGTGTCGAAGTGATCTTGGAAAAGCAGACCAAGGGCACCGCTGAAGCCAAGCTCGGTGGTAAGCTCGCTGGCGTCAAGGGTAGCCAAGGGTACACCAATCCCTGGCTGGCCTTCGGTTTCAACGAAGGTCCGGAAGACGACCGCAACCAGCACGTGGCCTTCGACAGCCTGTTCGATCATCATGCCAAGGCTCGCATGGGTCTCGATGTCCTGTCGCTCGATGAAATCGTCGAGACCGCCCGCCTGATCACTTCCCTGGAAGGCAGTGCGGCACCACACGAGATCAGTAACAAGCAGACCTTGGCCCGTCTGATCGGTGCTGTCCGTCGTTCGCTGGCCGGTGAGCGGTACGCCGAACAGCTCAGCGATCTGCTGTTTGCGCTGAAGGCTGAGCAGGCCGGCGGCAACGACATCCGCAAGCAGATCATGATGGTGGTGGAGACCGGTGCGATCAAGTACGTCGCAGTCGCCAACCGCCGTCCGCTGCTGGCAACGGTCTTCGAAGGTCTGCACCGTCGTGTCAAGGGGGCACTGCGCCGTCGTAAGCAAGTGGCTGACCAGAAGAAGGCGCAGGCTGAACCGGCACCGGTGGTTGAAGCTCCGGCCAAGAAAAAGAAGAAGCGCAAGAAGAAGGTCGAGCAGGCATCGACCGAACAGCCCTTCGAATCGCGCTTCGCGGCCAAGATTCTCGACACCGATCAACCGACCCTGAGTGAACAGGAGTATCAGGCTCGCAAGCAACAGCTTCTCGATGCTAGGAAGACCCACAGCGAAGAAGCCACGCCGCAGCCAGCGGCAGAACTCGCGCAGACCGAAGAGAAGTAAGTCTCAAAGTTAACACCGCAAGTCTTAACTTGTGATAACACTTTGAGATCGTCGGATCATGAAACTCACACCTGCTCAGCAACGCTTTCGGCAGAATCAAATCACCAACGTCAGCCTGGAAGGTGACGCGGATGGTTCGACCAAAGTCGAGAAAGAGATCGTCACCTTCGGCAAGATCGTAGACTTCAAGCAGCTCGAAAAGGCCGACCGCAAGGAACGCCAAGAGCAATGGGAACTGCGCTCCAAAGATGGTGACAACCTGCACGGTGGTTGCATTCGCATTCGGTGTATTGACGAGAAGAAGTACATCCTGACCGTCAAGACGTTTGTCCCGGACAAGGGCAATCTGTCGGAAACCGAAACCGAACTGGACGCCGAAGCCGGTAAGGCCATGCTGAAAGAGTTCTCCAAACTCTCCAGCGGTGGCATGATCAAAACGCGTTACTTCTTCAACGTCCCCGACTCGGAGTTGGTCTGGGAAGTGGACGTGTACTACGACGAGAAGGGTAACCCTCGTGAGTGGTGCAAGATCGATCTGGAGGTGACGGACATGCGCATCAAGCGTCCGGAGCTTCCGATTGAACTGAAGGAGGCTCGTGAGATTCCGCCAAAGAATCGCAGCGAGGAAGAGCAGAAGTTCGTGGAGCGGCTGATGAGTAAGGAATTCATTACTCCCAATCCGTATCCGGCCAAGTGATGGCATAATGTCCCCCTGCCTTCGGGCAGGGGGCATACCCTCTTATTTGTTTTTTGCCCATCCATTACGGATGGGTGCTTATGCCCTTGATTCAAACAGAAGTCAAACCCGTATCATCTTCTTGAACCAACAACCAAACCTGGAGTAAACGCTATGTACCGTAACCTTGGTACCGGCGGCCGACTCCTCTGGGGTCTGACCGTCTTTGTTATCTGGTGTGTGCTGTTTGGATATTCCGTCAAGGTGTTCAACGCAGTGCACGAGGTAGTCACTGACTGGCTGTATCCTGCGGTTTATGCTGGTGGTTTCTCAAGCATTGTCGCCTCGGTCATTGAGCTGTTGACTGTGGTGATTGGCATTCTCGTTTTCCCAGGCACTGCGACCTGGGGGCTTTATTTCGCCAATAAGAAACTCAAGGGTAACTGACATGAAACACCAATTCACTGCAAGCGACTTCGACGATCATATGGACCGTTGCTCTGACTGCCGCCACGATCCACTCAACCCGTGCCAGGAGGGACGCCGCACCCTCCACGACTCGGTGCGTGAGGGTCGGGCTAGTCCCTTCGATCGTCGGCTGCACAACTCCTTTGATGACAGTGAGGAATGAGATGGACCTGAGGAAACCTGAAGGGGTGACTGTGTGCTTGATCGCTGCCGTGGACAAGAACGGTGCAATCGGTACTGGCAACAAGTTACCCTGGCACCACCCGCTGGAGATGAAGTACTTTCGCCAGATGACGATCAACAGCACAGTTCTGATGGGCGCCAATACCTGGCGCTCGCTGGGCTGCAAGCCGTTGGTGCAGCGTCGCAACATCGTGCTGACCTCCGATCCGGAGCAGTTCGGTGAGCCGTCGCTGGATACGCATTTCATCTCCGACCCGAATGAAGCCTTCAAGCTTCTGAAGTCGGACGAACTGCTGGTCATCGGCGGGGCCAAGGTGTATGAACTGTTCCTGCCGTTGGCGGACTACCTGTTCATCACCGAGATCGACATCGAAGTGGAAGCACCTGATGCATACTTCCCCAGGTTCGATGAAGCGGCCTTCCATCCGGTACAGCGCTACCCGCGCGAGCCGGAAGTGTATGGCGATGTGATGTTGCCTGCCTGGACACCCACCACCCGTGCTCGCATCATCCCCGAGCGCAGCTGACGGCATAGCCCCTCCCTGCACTAGCAGGGAGGGGCGTTATGCGGTCTTACTTTTTTGTTACGCCTGCGGGACTTCTTCAGGCGGCATGACCTTCGTGCGGACGTAGTTCTGCTGACGCACGATCGTGGCCAGCGGGTACTCGCCGATATTCACGTAGGCATTCTGACCGTAGATCAGGTAGCCGTCGGTGTTGGAGTTACCCGTGTTGGCCTTGTCCACCAGGATGCCCTTGACGTTCGAGCAGGACAGCGGCAGACGTTCCGGCATCAGCTGACCGTTCTCGTCAATCACGAACACGTCGCGATTGTGACCGAAGCGGTTGCCGTTCGAATCGCGCCACCAGGCCGTACGCTTGGCCACCATGAAGCCGCTCTGGTCGCTCAGCGGGACCAGATCGACCAAGCCGTAGCCATCGCTCTGGCTCTCGTCGGAACCTTCCAGAATGCGACCATTCCAGGCCGGATCCACCTTCCAGTCCGAGGTCAACCGTTCGACCGTGAACAGGTCGTAGTCGTAGGTCGGATTGGCCAGACGGGTCCGGCTGCTGTACACGATCCAGCCGTTGGTGTACGGGCAGGCGTAGACCTTGTAAATCTGGCAGTTCTGGTTGGCCTTGAACGGCTGGGCATTGGATGCCGGCACCGTACCGTCGGACTTGATCAGGATCGGCTGATAGCCCTTGGTGCCGCCCTGGTTGACGATCAGATCGCCGTTGGGCAGCATCAGCGCCGAACGGAAGTCGATGTCGGCCAGCGAACCGCCCGGATTCATCGGGTTGTTCCAGCTACCGTCCACCGTACCATCAGCGTTGAACTTGGCGATGTAGTAGCAGTCGTTAACGCCGACCTTACGCAGTGCGCTGGAGATCAGGAACACCTTACCGTCGGGGGTGACCGACAGGGTGGCATTGTTGACGTTGCGACCACCGAACTGGTCGATCAGGTCCGGCTGCGGCCAGACCGTGGCCGTGCCACCGTTGGGTGCCACACGAGCAAAACCGTAGAAGGTCACGTTGTTGACGCGGGTAATGCTGCCGGACATCAGGATGCTGTCATCCTGACACACCACCACGCTGGTCAGATCGTTGATCGTGGTGTTGCTGGCCGAGAAGGCCGGTGTGAAGCTGGTGTCCAGCGAACCCATGCGCGTGGTCGGATCACCGACATTGCCCCGATCGGCCTTGAGGCGGAACAGGTAGCGGTTGGCGTTGACACCGGCCACATTGGCGAAGGGACCTGCGACCAGGACCTTACCGTCGGACTGCTGCACAGCATGGGTCACGTAGGCGGCAACTTCGGTATTGCTACCGATGTTGTCAGCCGGCGACGGGCTGGGGTAACGCATGTCGTTGACCGGCGGAATGACCGGGGTGTAGACCGGCTCGGCCGTACCTTCAGCAGTGGCCGTCACGTAGGTGGCCTGCTCGGTCAGGTCAACGTCCTTGAACAGGTCCTCGGTGCCGGTTCCGTACTGCCAACCACCGAAGGTCTCGCGGTCGGTCGTCCAAGCCAGGAACTCGCCGTCAGCGTCAGCGCGCTTGCCGGAGATCACAATGCGTTCGCCGTTGTCGTAGATACGGCCTTCGCTGATGCGGCTGTCTTGCAGTACCACACCTTGCTCAGCGTCGGAATTGCCGATGGTACGGTAGAGTACGATGCCGTAGCGGTCGAACGGGACACCTTGGTCGTCGTTGATCGAGGCGCGGTCGATATAGATCAGCACCTTGTTGCCGACCACAGCCATGTGCTTGAACTCACCTGCACCCGGTGCTTCGGTGGCCTGCGGGAACTGGGTCTGCCAGTTCGGCCAGTAGTCCAGCGGGTAGATGTTCATGCTGTAGCTGCCCGGACCGGTAATGCCGACCTCGAAGTAGACCTCACGGGTCTTGTTCGACTGCGCCAGATCGACCCACTCGCACTTGCCCAGGCCGATGACCATGCCTTCGTAGACGGCCAGTGCGTGCACACGGATCTGCGGTTCGGGCACGATCTCCGGCGAGCTGGACCATTCGTGGAACAGCTTGATGCGGTTCCAGTTGACAGCGTCTTCGGATTGGTGCAGCCAGGTGGTGGGCTCGTAGGAGAGCTTGTTGTCGTCGGGCTCTTCGCTGGTCATGGCCAGCGTATTGGCATCGGCGGCAATGGCCGGTAGGAAGGTGTTCTGCAGCGCGATGATCGGCTGGAAGTTGAACACGCCACCGGTTTCGTCTTCTTCCTGCAGGCGGCACACCCAGAGGATGTTGGTCGCAGCGTGGATGAAGTAACCGTAGACAGCACCCTTGAAATACGCCAGCATGCGACCGGTGAACTTCCAATCCGGATAGCCCTGCGTGTTACCTTGGACCGGACCTTCGTCGTTACGCAGGTCGTCCTTACGCCAGACCTGGCCGCCGTTGGTGGTGCGATGCAGGGTGGTCCACTGGTTCTTGCCCAGGAAGGCCCAGATACGGCCTGCCTTGTCGCCAACAGCCGCTTCGGTCTTGACGTACTGCCAGTTGGTGCCGAACACCGGGGCCAGCGAATCGGGGATCGACTCGTAGGTGGCAAAGTCGCTGGTGACGCCACGGGCCATGGAGTTGGACAGGAAGAAGCCGGTCTTACCCGTCGGCTCCGGATCAACTGGACCGGTGGAACCTTCGCCCACGGTGCAGGCCAGTTCGCCAAACAGCAGGTAGGAGGTCGACTTGGCCTTGATGGTCACGCTGAACGGCGCAGTGCCACTGCGGTCGATCGGCTCGTCGATGATGTCATCGGCGGTGATCGTGATGCCAGCGCGAGCGGACAGCTTGGGCAGCAGCTGATGGGTGCCGGTCTCGTTGCCGTCAGCGAACTCCTTGCTGCGCAGGGAGAACAGCTTCTGCAGCTGCAGGCGGTTGTAGGTGACATCCAAGTCGACCGAGGGTTCAGCACCGGCCTTGGTGGAGATCTTGGTGGACGTATTGCGCTTGCCGGCGACGGACAGGTCCAGCACGGTGGGGTCAACCAGCACCAGCGGAGCGTAGTCAACTTGTGCCAGGGTAAGCTCGGTCTGCAGGCGTGCATTGACCAAATCCAGCAGGTGCTGCTGGATGTTCGTGATGGGTTGGGACATCTGAAACTCCTCGTCGGAACGAAAGGGTGTTATCGAATTTGAAATCGACTCACAACATAAGTGGAGGTCCCCGAAGGGACCTCCTTACTCATGCTACAAAACTGGAGATTACTGCTGATTGGCCGAGCGCTTGACTTGGATCTGTACCGTACCAAACACGCCGTAGGAGTTCGCCTTCGCAGTCAACTGCAAAGTGGCGTTGTCGCTGTCGCCGACAGGAACGGTGTCTTCAATATCAGCCGTACCAACCTCCCGGCCCAACCATTGGGAGAGCGTAGCGACGATCTGGTGAGCGCTGGTGGGCATTACATCCACTACCAGCAGGTTGCTCTTCAGTCCGGCCAACTTGGCCAGACTCAGACGATTGTACTCAAGTACCAGATTTAGCTTGGGATCGGTAGGTAGCTTGTTGGTAAAGCGTACCGAGGTGTTGCGGATGTCGGGATCTTCAAACCCCGTGGCATCGTTGAGTTTGATCGGCAGTCCAACATTGGCGTTGTCTAGACTCAGTTCGGTCTGGAATAGCTTGTTGGCGTACCCAATCACTCTAGTCAGATTATCCACGTGTTACCTCCTGGCGGCCGGACATCGATCTCCACCGCACCGGTCACGGCCAACGAACCAGGCTTGGCAACCAAGGTGATGATGGCCGTATCCCCGTTCTTCGGGATGGGCGCATCTTCCACGTCTTGCGGTCCCAAACGAATGCGCAGGTAAGTGGCCAAGATGGGCAGAGCTTCGTGGACAGTGGCAGGTAGCTGCTGCGCGTGAAGTTCCGGAGCCAGCGCTACAGTCAGCTGTTCCAGATCCAGTCGGTTGTAGTACACCAACAGATCACGCGGCTTGACGGGTTGGTTCTTGATCTCCACCGAGATCGAGGTGTTCTTACCTTCCCCACCTACGCCGGGCACGCCGTACAGCAGGTCTTCCTCACGCAGGTTGAACTGGAAGCCGGCGTTATCCATGGTCTTCTGGATAAGGTCACGCATCATTTCAGAGGGCGTCTGGATCACGGCGCAGCTCCTGTTACAGTGAAGCGCTCCAGACCGAAGTAGGTGCGCGATTCAGGATGGGCTTCCACGTCCACCACCAGCGGCCAAACACCAGCGCCGTCAATGGGGCGATCCACCAGATCTTCGGCACTGATGGGCATGCCAGAGATGGCGGCCAACTGCGGGGCCAGATCACGGGTAGAGGTCGGCTGACCGCTCAATACGTGCTCACGGCCATAGAAAAGGTTGGGGATGAAAATGCGGTTATAGTGCAGCTCAGTATCAAACGCTCGTCGAGCATCAGGCGTGGAGGACATCCGGATGGTGCTGTTACGCGGCGCTTGGTGGATGTTGGTTGCCGAGGCGTCGATCAACACTGGCACTCCAAAGACAACCTCCGAGAGCAGCACGGCCGTTTGATTGCGCACATTGAGGTGGAGCAACAGCAGCTCCTCTACACTCAAGTCCGCAGACGGGTACTCGGGCAACTGGTCAGACATGGCTTCACCGAAAAGAAAGGCGAGATAAAAACCCTCCTGCCCGAAGGCAGGAGGGCACGCTGCAACGCGTTGGTGTTACTTAGGCAGCCGCACGGTTGTCGGTGATGGACTCAACGGTCCATTCAGCGCCATCGGCGGTCAGCTTGAAGACCGAACCCACTTCCAGGTCTTCGACCAGGGCTTCGACGAACTCGCCGTCAACCTGGATCCACACAGCTTCGCTGGCGCCGCTGGAGAAGTTGCTCAGGTTGCCTTCGGCGTCACGAGCGGAGTACTCGAAGTCCGACTTCTCTTCAGCTTCGTCTTCGGACTGCACTTCCTCGGCCGGAGCAGCAGCCGGTTCTTCAGCCGGTGCGTCCTGGATGGACACGTTCTCGTCCGAACCGGCGCTGTCGGTGGCAGCTTCATCAGCCGCGCTGTTGTCGGCGCTGTCGACGTCGCCATCGGTGAAACCTTCTTCGTCGCCAACCGGGGCGGAGAAGGAAGCGATCATCGCCTGCGGCACTTCGCCGCCATCGGCAACCTTGGTGGCGCTGACGGTGTAGCTCACCACGACCGGATCGATACCGGTGGCCTGCTTACGCACGGCCTTGGCTTCGATGGTGTAGTCGCCCAGCAGGGCGCCGGCTTCATTGGTTTCCACGCTGCCGAAGGCCTGCTTGTAGGCCGACAGGCGCTGGATGTCCTGGTAGACCGACTGGTCGCCCGAGACGAAGCCGTTGACGATGCGCAGATCGTTGGCGGTGTCGACGAAGACCAGCTTGCCGTATTCGCGCTTCAGGGCGAAGTTGAGCACGCCGCCGCCGGTACCGGCAGTGACCTTCAGGGAGATGTCGTACAGGTCGGTGATGGTCGAGCCGTTCTTCTTGTTCAGCAGGGCGAAGCTGTACGGCAGGTTCCAGTCGGCGGTTTCGCCGACCACCAGCGCGTAGCTGTTCTCGCTCGGAGCGACCAGGTTGGCGTTCTTGAACAGGCGGGCGCCGACGGCGATTTCCAGTTCACCGTTGTCGGCCACGATCAGCTTGCCATTCGGGTTGCCGGTGCCGGCAGCGAGGGTACCGTCGGCCTTCAGCGCCAGCGGCGCGGCGATCGGAGCATTGACGACTTCTTCGACCGGGGTGATGATGCTGGTATCCTGCACGATGGCCTTGGCCACGTCCACGGCGAACTGGCCGGTGAAGCGCAGCGAGGTATCGGTGGCACGCAGCAGCACGCTGGTCGGCAGCTTGGTCGGATCAACGGTCACCGCAGCCAGGTCGGCGTCGCCGGCGACGGTCTCGAAGACGACCTTGACTTCGTCCTTGATCTTGGCAGCGATGCTGACGATGTCGATCGTCTCGCCTTCGGCAAAGCGCAGGGTCAGGTGCTTGTTCAGGAACAGCCGGCCCAGGTCGAGGCGGTTGTAGTGGATCGGGACCAGCAGGCCGGTTTCGCCTTCCGGCAGCACCACGGCTTCAGGAAGGGCTTCCTTCTTGATGGTGATGTCGATGTCGGTGTTGTAGTCGACGTCGGCCGAGGAGGTCGGGGCGCCGATGATCAGGTCGCTGACGGTGTAGCTGGTGCCGTTTTCTTGGTTGAGCAGCTGGACGATGGTTTCTTCACCACCGTGGATCAGTTCAATGGACACAGGGTCTCCTTGTTTCGTGAACGAGTTGTTATTTGACTTGGGGGCCTTTGCATAGGATGAGACGTCCCAAGCTAAAAAATTAATGGTCTGACACCTTTCTATAGAGCCAGAGGACACGTTATGTCTAACGTCTATCAATTCACACCCAAGACAGCACAAAGGCATATCATGACCGACGGTGAGCGAGAGTCTGTGGTTCGCACTCTCAACGCTCGGGCACATGAAGCCTTCTTCCCCCTCAACCGGTTGTTCACTCGTTTTGCCATCACCGTCAACGAGTATCCGCTGGAGAATCCAGTCATCAAGGACTTGGAGAAGGTTGGCACGCTCATGACCGCCGACTATCCCAACTTCGATCTGACGTGGTTGTTTCGCATCGAAAAGATCCGCAGCAAACCCCGCATGCCGGCCATTCCCGATGACCAGATCTACGGGTTACTGAGAAAGGGCGCTGAGGCGTTGGGTTTGATTCCCCATGGCGTCAGGTTTGCCTATCGCTACTTGCACGAGCTTGGTAGCGTGGTGTGGTGCGAATCGATCATTGTCATAGAGGACAGTATCATCGTGGACGGCTTCATCGCAGCCGAACACTTGGGCGCAGAGGGAGATCGCACCTATCATCCGTTTAAGATGGTGGTCCGAAAACTGCCTCAATGAAAATACTTTCAGGACTATAATACCTCAGTGAAGTAGTAGCACAAAAACCTACCCACTGACGGAGAGCAAGACATGTACAACAAGATCAAGCGTGAAATCCTGACCATCGCCATCGTTCTGAACCGTATCTTCTACGGCCTGCACAATCGCAGCGAGAACTTCGGTCATTGGTTCTTCAATCTGACCCTGTATCGGGGTCGTCCGGGTTATGTCGAGTTCAACATCGACAATGATGAGTACGATGGCCACATCGTCCATCGCGTGACCCACCGCCAGTACCGCGATGAAGTCGGTGCTGAAGTCAACACGCAGGTGCAGGAGCGGATGACCTTCCGCATCACCAACCGCTGGCTGGTCCGCAATGGCCGTCTGCCGGACGTTGATGCGCTGTGGGCCATCTGCACCGATGCCCAGACCCGCGAAGGTCTGGTGGTCGTTGAGGTGGTCTGCGGTAAGGAAGCACACAAGCAGGTGAAGTTCCGTCCGTTCGATCTCTCGCGCCTGCCGCCGCAGGAAGTACTGGATCGTCGCAACGCTCGTCGCATGTGGGTGCAGAACTTCTTCAGCCGTCTGTTCCCGGTGGCTGCTGACGCACATCTGCACGAAGACATGCGTGGCTTCATCATCAAGCGCGTCTAAGGTGCGGACATGATCGACATCTTGACCCTCTTTATCAACCCGATCAGCCAGATGCGCGGGCGTTACATTCACGCCCACAAGGGACGCGGGCGCAGGCGGGGACATCCCAAACCCTTCGAACCGTCCTCCAAAACGCGGCGGCGTCAGGAGGCGATGTTCCAACAGGCCCAGCAGGAACTCGATCTACGCCGGCAGTTGGATGAGTGGTTCAGTCAGAACATGGGTCGCATCAGCCCTGCCTTCGGCGTGATGTTGCAAAACCCTGAGAAGTCTGTATAGTTCGAATCACTGGCTTCGGCCAGGTTCCAAACGAAGGTCTTCGGACCTTCGGCTTTATACCCTCAACCTAGAAAGGATAGCTACATGAGCGTTACCGTTGAAGATTTCACCACGGAGTGGAATCGCGAGCTGGATCGTCGCAATCGCTTCTCTCACATCCTGCGCGGCATTGCCCGTGAGAACGCTCAGTCGCTCAATGCGGCAGAGCTGAACAAGATGGAGATCGACGAGAAGATCCGTCAGGCCATCTACGTGTGGGCCCACCGCAATCAGCGCGGACGCTACCTGCACAGCCACAAGGGTAAGGCGCGTCGGCAGCACAAGCGGACTCCGATGATGCAGTCGCAGGCCCGCTACCGGATTGCCCGGATGGTGGGGCGTGAGTCCCAGCGCACCAGTAGTCTGGACCGGCTGCTGATCGCTGCGTAAGTAACAGCGGTAACACAGGGGCGGGTGCGGAAGCATCCGCCCTTATTCTTTCTCTTTCTCACAAGGAACGCTACAATGAAAACCATCGAGAATTCCGTTCTGGAAATGGCCGAGCAGATCAAGGCCGGTATGAAGGTCACCGAAGAGGGCCTGATCGAAGCGGGCGACATGCACATTGGTTCGATGTCACCTACTCGTGATCAGATGGCGGCCGGTCACATGACGCAGGTTGCGGTGAAGTCATGAGGTTCCGTTACGTAATGGACGTGCGGATTGCTCAGGCGCTCTACCTGCGCGGTAAGTACGTGCACAGTCACAAGGGCAAGTACAAGCGCCGTCACAGGCGAGCATCGGTGGCACGCGTGGTGCCGCAGATCTTCGTCGGTGAAATCCACTTCGCAACCACTGTTGTTACCCCGGAGTAAGCCATGGTTACCGACTCAGTTATCCCCGTGTGTGATTGCGGCAAGACCGTTGGTGCTTCCAAGGTGGGCTTGATGTGTGAGCACTGCAACAGTCCGGTAAAAGCTGTCGTCGATCTGTTCCTGCCTTTAGCGACGTCTTCCTACAGGCGGATGAGGACCCGTGAGACGGTCAAGAACATCATGACCGGGCCTGCACCTGAACAACCCAAGTCCCCCTACCCGCGCCGCAACCCGGCGCGCATTCCTGGCGCCTACGAACGAACCATCTGGGGCCTGGAGAAACGCGGCAAGACCTACAGTGTCGACCAGCTGCTTCGTGGCCGCTACGTCCTGCGTCACAAGGGCAAGCCGCTGCGGCAGCACAAGCTCACCTCCAAGGGACATCTCCACCTCGGCATGCGCGAGATCCTGGCGAACGAACCGCGCCTGCTCGTCACCATCAATCGCATGCCGAAGTTCAACCCTTTCGTTGTCTAATCGATTCGCCCCCACAAGGACCGCACCAATGAATGACCTTCCCACCCACCACAACGAACGCATCGTCCCAACGTTCGTCAGTCCTGATGATTCGCGTCTGCAAGGGATCGAACATCGTGACAACTGGTACGAGCCGCGCAATGACGCAGAATGGGCTGAAGTGACGAAAGATCAAGCCACTGCCAAGTGGCTGATCGCTAACCATAAGGCGAAGATGCGCAATGAACTGCGCGGGCGCTTTGTGCACATGCACAAGAGCCGTCGTTTGCGTAAGCATGCTCGTCGCGCCGGCCACTACCACTTCCACGCCCAACTGATGAATGACCAGAACATCCTGAGTCTTCAGACGGGTCTGCTGAGGTGGAGCGCTCGCCAGCCGGTTCGACTGATGGGTGAGTCCGAAGTTCGCTTGGTCCAAGTTGTTGTTTCGCCCTCCGTAATCACCTCTCTCCTGAAGGATTCTGATCTATGAGCAATGAACAGCGCGTCAATGACGAACTGGAACGACAGCGCGATCGCTACCGTTCCATGATGAAGAACCACGGCTACGCACTGGTGACAGTGGAGGATGATGACAATGATCTTCCCTTCCACTACACGGTGGGGCTGACCAACGGCGGCCTGCCGGAACTGCTGTTGGTTGGCAAGTTCGAACGCCCGGTGGCCGAGCACATCCTCAACAGCGTGGCCGCGATCCTGATCGGTCGTGGCGCCACCAACCAGTTGGGTCAGTACAGCCAGATCAAGCTCACCGATCTACTGGCTGATGCCGAAGACCGGCCGATCCCGCTGCGCCTGCAGCTGATCAACCAAGCCGAGGCGGAACGGATGTACCTGATCCAAGCCGAACCCATCCTCCAAGACCATCTGGTGGGTGTGGTGCAGATCCTGACGCCGGACAATTGGGGACGCTATCCGGACGATTCGGGTTACAACTTCAACGACTACCCGCAGGTGCTGGCAGCACCAAAGGCCTACAGCCAATGAGCGACCTTGCCCCTCACACTGGGTTTGCTCGTGTCACCTCCGATCCCTTCCTGGCCTACTTCCGTATGCGCTGGGCCAACTGGGAACGGCACGGCTTCCCCAACTGCGACAAGAAGATGTTGCCCCTGATGCCGATGTTGGGCGCCTTACCCGGCTTGGTGCCGGTGGCGTGCTGCTCCTCGCATCCTGATCGGGGTACCAGTGATCGTGACCGGACCTTCTTCATCAACTTCGCCACCGATGAGCAAGGTCTGGAAACGATGGACGTGTTGTGTGGGCTGGTCATGCCGCACGATCCGTTCCTGGAGTTCAAGCGCTGGCAGCCGATAGAACCGATGTACCCCACCGAGTCCCGTGACGTGAATGCCCGCAAGTGGATGGGTTATCGCTTCAACCGGATTTGGCACACCCTGCATCACACCAATGCCAACGTCGATGAACTGCTGAAGAACTTCGAACGCGGCCTGCGCAATACCCTGTCGATCTTGGAAGTTGAACTTCCGAACAAGGCAGCATAAACGCCATATCGCCCTCTCCCTCCATTGCGGAGGGAGAGGGCTTTATGACTGCCGATTGTTTTTGGCTTTTCAGCACCAAACCAGGAAACTCGTTACAAGAACGTAGACCACCACCATCCCCAACTCGCAGGTGATGTGACGGCTGAGCATCTTGCGTAGCGGAGCCTCTCTCTCAAACAGCGTGGTAGCCACCACACCGGACAGCTCGATCAGCAGGACGAGCACGACCGACTCCAGTGAGAACTGCGAGAGAACATACATCGTGCCCGCTAACTCGGCCAGGCTATGGAAGAGCAGACCCAAGTACCAGAGCTTATTCTGCTGTCGCCGTGAGGCGCTGTAGCCGAAGTCTACCAAATGGGCCAGCAGTCCATGCTTGAGCAGGAGGAGTCCTAGCAATTGCGCCCCTGTCATCTCCGGCTCCTAGGTAGAGACTTACCGACCCCTACATAGAATGCGCATAAGAGAGCAGCCCCACGGGGCTGCTCTCTCTGCGGTGGGCTTTTTTCTTTTGGCTTACAGGGGCAAACCAGCAGTGACGCCACCGGGTGCATGCCACGGAATCTCCTCACCACTACCCATCGGACCGCCGCCGGGTGCTTTGAGGGAGATGTCCGCCTTGCCGTAGTCATCGCGGATGTCGGCAATGGGACTGAACGGCAGCACGGTGTAGCGATGACGAATCGGAGTATCGCGCGGCTTACGGTGCTTACCACGCTGGATCGTCAGGAACGACTCTTGGTTAATGACTTCCTTGTGGATGAAGATCTCCAGATCCACCTCTTGGTCAATCGTACCGCAGGAGTCGTAGTAACCCTTGCCTTCCAGATGCTTGACGAAGTCGTTGACGCCCAGGCGGGTCATCTTCTTCGCTTCAGTGGACAGCTGGGCCGGGGTGATGAAGGTGATACCGCGCGGAGCAGTGAAGTTACGAACACGACGGAACAGGTCACGGATTTCCGAACCGGTCGGACCGCCCTGGATGCAGCCTCGCTTGGAGATCATGTTCAGGTAGTCAAAGACGATGGCGTGGATTTCATAGCCCTGCGACTCCAGCGCCGTGATCATGTCAAAGATGCGCTCGTAGGTCATCTCCGACGGATCGCAACGGCCCATCATCACGTTGTAGCCATTGACCGACATCTTCTCGTAGATGTATGCCTTGGCCTCGTCGATGGCCGCCTGCTTGATCAGCGGGTCCGGATCGGAGAACATGGCCGTCGGTGCCAGCTGGCCGGTCTCGTTCTCGTACAGGTAGCGGTACAGCTGCACGATGTTCAGCTGCAGCTCGTTCTCAGCCGAGATATGCAACAGCAACGGCTTCTTGGTCGGGTCACGCATGTACGGGGTGTTGTACAGGGCGATCTGACGGAACAGGTGCAGGGTGAAGCCGGTCTTGAAGTTGTGCTGCAGTGCGCCGATCAGGACGAACTCACCACGACGCAGGCCTTGGTGTTCGCCGAGCATGCGATTGATCGCCTGCCAGCCCAGACGCAGAACACCTTCCAACGAGGTTTCCTCACCGGCCCGGTTGATCAGGCGGGAGATGTTGTCACCGTCAGACAGATCGACCATGTCAATCATGCCGCCGATCTTGAACTCTTCGGAGGTGTTGTTGCGGTACGGGTCGAGCTTTTCGTGGACTTCACTGATCAGGCTGGACCAGTTGACCTTCTCCGGATTGAAGTTGGCCTTATAGGAGAACTCTTTGAGGATCTCCTTGATCTTGGTCTGATTGACGTAGTCGCGCAGCTCCATGCGCTGGGCCATGCAGCGCTTTTTCAGGACGATCAGGTCGGTGGTGTCACCGATACCCTGCTCGAACCCGTAGTACAAACCTTCTTCATCCGAAGAATTGACACGTATTCTTTGAAGAACAATCGTACGATCCAGCTCTTCGCCGGGAGCGCGTTCTGCCATCCACTCCACGGTACGTTTGAGATTCAGCAAGATCTCACGGGATCGATCGAAGTCGACGCCGGGCTCGCCGAACTTGATGGTCTCCAGCACTTCCTGCACGAGGTTGACCGAATGGATCGTCGGATCTTTCAGTTGGCCCTCGTTGAACAACAGTGTTGCTAGTTTGACCAGAAGCAGCTTGGGGTCCATTTCTAATTATCCAACCTTAAAGGTTTTTCTGATGAAGATCGTCTATGTTCCGCAACACATCTACGGCGCGCTGAAGCAGGCGGGTCTGGCTTCGCGCGACCTGTGCGATGTTGGGAAGCTCTTGGGCACACTATCGGCGGAAGATGTAGCTTTTTATTTCTACGCCAACACGCCGGGAAAAAGCTGCCCCATTCCCAAGCCGCTGAGCGACTACCTGCCGAACCTGTTCTTCCACACCGACAACGGCGCTGCGCCCTTTGACAGCAGCGACCCGATGCAGGCGCAAGCTATGCGTATGTGGAACTCGTTCGTAAAGAACGGCTCCGCTGCATCACTGTATGAGAAAAATTCGGTTCTCACTTCGGACTGCTCCGAAGAGGACCTGCTCATCCTCACCCACGTAGCACAGCCCGACGCTGCGGACGGTGAGAAGCCGAAGTTCGATGAAACGGCATTCTATGACCGGGTCATCCAGCAACTGCTGGCTTTCCAAAGCCCCGAGCAAGTCATGGCCTCTCCGGTCCTGACCGCTTGGCTGAAGTCGGTGCGGCCCTCTGCTGCGTAACCCCCAACAGCAGAGCTTGTAACAAAAACCTGCTTTCACAATGACTAATGATTTGGTAGTTGTTCTACCAAGAGCTTTTAGCTCGCCCCATTGCGTATGTAAAAACGTATTCTGTACGTAAAAACGTAATGGTGTGAGGTTAGCCCTCGTTAGAGTGGTGGTCCATAGATTGCCTGCCAGACCCGGCAGCGGCT